GAAGGATAACACAAATCCTTATACTCCAAAAGAATCGGATGTTGTTGTTGGATTTTTTCTTGACGGCGATAATGCACAAACTCCAGTAATGATGGGTGTGCTTCCTGGGATACCACTTAAAGCCTCAAATCCCCAACAAGGATTTAATGACCAAAGAAGTGCATCGCAATTAAATGTTTCACCATCAAAACTTGAAGATACTAAAACACATTATCCTAGACACCTTGACGAACCAACTACATCAAGACTTGCACGTAATCAAAGTCCTACGCAAATAGATTTAGCAAAGAGTAATGTGGATAGTCAGATAGAAAGAAATCCTTCCTATAATGCAAAGTATCCTTACAACAATGCAGTCGAATCCGAATCGGGTCATGCGTTTGAAATAGATGATACTCCTAATAATGAAAGAATTAATATTTTTCATAGAACTGGTTCTCATTTAGAAATGAGGCCAGATGGTTCTATGCAACAAAAAGTTCTTGCAAATAGTACCAGAATTATTGAAGGCGATGAATTAACACATATTAAAGGAAACAAACTTACCTACGTTGATGGCGACATGACGTACATTGTAAAAGGTAATGTTACATTCCAAGTAGAGAAAGATTTTCTATCTCTAGCAAAAAATGTTGTATTATCTGCTAAATCTAAATTTAGTGCATCCGCTGGAACTATGGCATCTGTTTCTGGAAAAGTGTCAAGTTCATTGGGTGGCGGATTATGTCCGGTTACATCTGTATCAGGTTTAATGACTACTGTTTCTGGAACAGCATCATTGAAATTATCTGGAGCAATGATTGATTTAACCAATGGAGGAAAAGGAACAGCTAAAGATGCACAGACTACAACTCCTACTGAAAGTGCGACAACTGCTGCTACATCTGGAAGTGTTGTTGGAGAACAGAGTTATGCATCGTTAGGAGCAGTATCTTCTTCAGCAGTTAGTGGTGCTGAGGCAGCTGCTCAGAATGGTTCTACCGCATTCCTTGGTGGATCATCAATTGTTGACATAACAAAAAATGCTGCAGGTGATAGTAGTTTTGCTGCAACAAGTCCAATATTGGATACTCCTTGGAGTGGATTCAATAGTTCTATGGTTTCGAACATAACTAATGTAACTCCATCTTTGGCTCAACAAGCACAAGATGCTTTAAAAGCAACATATGAAAATGGTTTACAGACACTTAAAAATTTACCAGAAACTGTAGTTGAAAGAACTGGTTATAAAGATTATGTAAATGCACAAAGTGTCGCACTTGCTAAATGGGATGTTGCTGGGATTACAAATAATATAAAAGATTATCAAGGTGCTGCTTCTGCTACAATTGATGCTGCGGGTAAAGCAACTCAGATGGCAGTCAATGTTTCCAATCTACAGAATGATGTTATTTCTGCAAAAGCTTTAGTAACAGATTTTTGTATTGGAGAATCTGCAAAACAATACGTCAATAATGTTAAAGAGGATTTAAAAGCCGCAAGAGAAAAAGCAAGAAAATTGTTTAAAGATTACAGTAAATCTACAACTGATATGATAGAGAACGCTTCAAATGATTTGAAAAACAAGATAAATTCTATGAATGAAAAATCTATTGATGAATGGATAGACGGACATCTTTATGATAATTCTTGCGCTGCTTGTGCTCAAAGTGCGTTAGCAGATAGACAAAGAGGTCTTACTCCAAGTGAGACAGAAAAACTTTTATCGGAATGTCTGTATCGTGAATATAAAGCTATTAGAGATAGAAGTGCTGGCAATTTACCAGTAACAAGTGCTGAACTTGTAAAAGCTAAAAAGAAAGAATGTTAATATGCCATTTGTAGCTAAACAATTTGATGTTGTTTCCGATAGAGGGGTTATAGCAGGTATTGGTCATCCAAATATTAGAATCAATGGAATACCTGCAGCTGCATTTGGAGACAAAGTTACTCCACATGCTTGTTGTGGATCTCCTGGATGTGAAATACATTGTGTAGCAGTTTTACTAAACGGAAACATTCGTCCGAATATTAGACTAAATGGACAACCTGTAATCGTTGCAGGTGATCTCGCAACATGCAAAGAACCGATTAATAGACAAGGAAAACCTAGTTTGGTTATGGCACTATAATGGGAACATTATTTAATTCACTACAGTTAAATTTCGATACATCTAAATTCGGAGAAGCACTTGATCCGATGGGTGATTTGCAAATTGGAATAGATGAGAAATATCCACTAATTCAAAAGTGGCAGTATGATGCATTAGCTAATAATCAAACTTCAACTAGTTTGTATTTTAAGAATCCCGTAGCTAATGTAGTCAACTCTATAATTTCTACGGTAAGTAGTGCAAATACTTTTTTACAAGTTTTTGGAATTCTTGCTAATGCAAACGTCACTATTGCAGGTTTAATGAATACTGCAAATACTTTTTTGGTACATACTCAGAGAGTATCTGGAGTTTCAACTTCACCGAATACAGCAGAACCAGATTTTTTTACGGCAAAAGGTTATGGTGAAATAGCGTTTTCATTGGTAAGTAAATTTGAGGGTATATCTAACAATTCTCCAATACTAGGAAGTATGACTAGTCTTTTCGTTGAAGGCGATTTAATTACATACTCAAATGAATTAGCTGCAGCTTCAATAGAATTGAAAAACAGTATAGTTGCAGTTGGGTTTCCATCCACTTATGCATCGAATCTTTCACCTATAAGAATTACGCAGATATTGGATACCATGAACGCTGCAAACAATTTTATGTATGATAGATATACTAATGACAAACAGTATTTTGGAAGATTAATAAATCTATCCAACAATTACAACGAAATGATAAAATATTCTTCATTTGGTGATCTAGATGCACATTTAATTAGTAATTATATTGGTACAGATAAGTTATTAAAGAACCTATAAATAGAAGATGGCAACCACATTTACAAACGTAACAAGACAATATAGAGACTTGGATTTGAATTTTAATATTCATCCAGTCCGTAAAGACATCAATAAAACTGTTGGTGATATGGCGGTTATTAACTCCATCAAGAATTTGATTTCCACAAACAATTATGAGAGATTATTTAATCCTACTTTTGGTGGAAATATCAGAGCACTATTGTTTGAAAATATGGATCCTGTGACTGCTCTTAGGATGGAAAAAGAAATAACTAAAATGGTTGAGAATTATGAACCTCGTGTAATTCTTAGTTCAATAACTATTGTTCCTCAATATGAAAACAATGCGTATGATGTCAAGATTAAGTTTCGTATTGTTAATCGTCAAGAACCGATACAAATTACATTTCAATTAGAGCGACTACGATAATGGCAGACCGTTTACAAATAACAGACCTTGATTTTGATACAATCAAGAATAATCTAAAAACATTTTTAACTCAACAATCCGAGTTTCAAGATTATGACTTTGAGGGTTCTGGATTAAGTATTCTTTTGGATGTTCTAGCGTACAATACGCACTACAATGCATACTATCTAAACATGGTAGCAAATGAAGCATTTATGGATACTGCTTTACTTAGGGATTCTGTAGTATCACATGCGAAAACATTAGGATACATTCCTTATTCAAGATCACCTGCGGTAGCAAACGTAAATGTTCAAGTTATCGTTAATTCAAATGATACTGTTCAATCCTTGTCTATTCCAAAAGGATTTAATTTCCAGTCAAATCTAATTGACAATAAATCATATACATTCAATGTAATTGACCCAATAACAGTATCGAGAACAGGTGATTCCTTTTATTTTGATAATGTTGATTTGTATGAAGGTGTTCTAATTTCTTTTGGTTCAACATACGATTCAACATCAAATCCTTTTTCAATATTTACTATACCAGATACAAATATTGATACAACAACATTAAAAGTTACTGTTCAATCATCGGCAGGAAATACTGCACTAGAAACATATTCTCTTGCAAGTGATATTTTAAATGTAGATGCAACCTCTGCTGTTTACTTTCTACAAGAAGGTAGAAACCAACAATACCAAATATATTTTGGTGATGGAAAAATCGGAAAAGCAATATCAGATGGTTCTATTGTAACTGTTGAATATTTGATTACCAATGGAGCAGAAGCAGATAAAGCAAATGGATTTATTCCATTAACTGATATTAGTGGATATGCAAATATTATAGTTACAGTAAATTCAGTTGCATCAGGAAGTTCAGAAAGGGAGTCTGTCGATAGCATCAAGTACTCCGCCCCATTACAGTTTGCCACACAAAATAGACTAGTTACTTATAAAGATTATGAATCTTATATTAAGAAAAATTACCCTAGTGTGGACTCTGTTTCCGTATGGGGAAGTGAGGATGACATTCCACCATCATATGGAAAAGTTATCCTATCACTTAAACCAAAGGAAAATTATTACATTTCTGAATTAGAGAAACAACGAATCATAGATGAAATCATCAAACCTAAATCTATAATTGCGATTCAAACTGAGATTCGTGATCCAGAATATTTATATCTGTTGGTAAATAATTACGTCAAGTATGATAAACGTAAAACAACAGATACCGAACAACAAATAAAAAATAAAATTAGAAATGCAATTCTAAACTATCGTGAATTGAATCTGAATAGGTTCGGCGGACGTTTTGTTCTATCTAAACTACAAGATGCTGTGGATAGCACGAACACAACTGCAATTATTGGTTCCGAAACTGTGGTTCGTGTTCAAAAAAGATTTGAACCAGAAATAGGTGTATTGAGAAACTATAAGTTAAACTTTAATGTACCGTTACATAGAGGAACATTGACTAACAGATTAACTTCTACAGAATTTGATGTGTTTGATTCACAAGGAGTTTTAAGAACTGTTACCTATGAAGAATCAGCAGAAACATATACTGGTGTTGAAGATATTCAAGTTGTAAATCCTGGAATTAATTACACATCTCCTCCAACAGTAACAATTACTGGTGATGGAAATGGAGCTACCGCAGTTGCAACTATCGTCAATCAAAGAGTAGAAAAAATTACTATTACTAATAGTGGTTTTGGTTATACCCGTGCTGTTGTGACACTTTCGGGCGGTGGTGGAAGTAGTGCTACAGCTGTTGCAATTGTTACTGCAAGAACTGGATTTTTAAGAACAGTTTATTATGATGCAGATGCACAGAAACAAATTGTTAGCTCATCAGCCGGAAGAATTAATTACGAAACAGGTGAAATTACTTTATCTGATGTAGATAT